TCCAACTTCTCTACCAGTACCTCTTACCAGTACCTTCTTCTAATTGCCGCTTCCGGTAACTAGATAGCTGCGAAATGTCTTTATAACCTAACAAAGGTACACCAGCTGATATCTCTGTTACCGTTTCTTCTTCTGGTTCCTCCACGTCTTCTGTTATTTCTTCTTCTTCTGGCTCCTCCACGTCTTCTGTTATTTCTTCTTCTTCTGGCTCCTCCACGTCTTCTGTTATTTCTTCTTCTTGCTTAAACTCTTCTATCGAGTCTTGTAAGCTATCGTAGGATTCAACTAAGTTTCGCATATCTTCTAATTGCTCCTCTAAGGGGTATTCTTTCTTAGGTCGTATTTTACCAAAAGCAAAGTTAGCTGCTAGTACCAAAGCTATTGCAAGGGGATCAAATACGAGAACGATAGTGAGTAAAAGGTAATTGATGACCTTATCCATCGGTATGCCAGTAAGCCCTGATAGGTACTTTAACGGTCCTAATTCTTCAGCTATACCGCTATTAGTTGATACCTCTACAATTTCAGTTTCATAATCAAATAGTTTGGTGTTTAAATCATCTACCCTACTGTTAATAGTAGTTTGTCTGTCAATTGATTGATCTAATTGTTTTTCTAATGCTTTGCGAGTTGAAGATGAGGTAGTTGTTATTAATTGACCTTTTGAATCTGTATACTGTATGATGTTATTCGCTAACCCGTACCTTAAATCGGCTACCGCCTTGTTAACACTCTCTTTTTCTTCGGTGTAGACGTTTAATTGTTCTTTAGTATTGTCTCTCCTAGTTTCAATTAAGGCAATCTGCGAATCTACAATCTTTGATTTTGTTGCTGTTGTCTGGTATGCTCCTGCTAAGAAACCATAAATACCCATACTTGTAATTAGTATTAGTATAAAACAAGCTATCGAAAGGTATGTCTTTAGTATTAGAGGTATAGTTTTTCGGTACTGATATAGTAGTGTGGCAATAACTAGTTTAGCCACTTCTAAGGAGGTTGCCATTATTATAACTGCAAATGCTGCTCCAGCAAATAACTTACTAAGACCGCTGACTGAGTAGAAAGCGGCCGAAGCTGATACAGACAGTGCTGAAAGTGCTATTATAAATGGGAGTAATCTTTCCTGTATCTTCTGTAACATTTGAAGTATTTGAAGTATTTGTTATCTTTTTGTAAGTTTGGATTTAAGGAGCTCCCAGTTCTTTGATGCGAATACACCGAATGCAAAGCCAGCATAGATAGGGTACCCTGTGGTCCATAGTATGATTCCGGCTAATAAAACTAATACTCCTTTAATTTCGTTTGATACGATCCAACTCTTAACAGTTGTAAAACCTGTTTTGATAAAATTTAATACTTTTTTCATGTTTATTTACTTTATTATTATTATTAAGTATACGAACAAGTATGTAACTATACAAGTTATTTTTAAATATTTAAGTATTCATCAAGTAATGTTCCAACTACACCTGCTTTCTGTCTTATATAAATCCAATCATCTTTAGTAAATTTATACTCTGTGTTATAAGCTACTGATAGTGTTCCAATAAAACGTCCCTGTAGATCTTTTAGTGCTACCATGTAGAATGACTTAGTACCGTACTGCTCAGCAAACTGCCCAAGTCCGTAATTTTCACTACTTAGACTCGGTACTGATATCTCACCTTCTTTCATTATCTCTGACATTGATCTTGGAAAAAGAGAGCATGGTATATTCTGGAACACCATTTGGCTGGCTGCGGTACCGATTGAGGTTTGTTCGTAGAAGATGGAGAATTTTTGAATTGACTTACTGGTAGGGTAGAAGTGTCCTCCGTTGTGAAACTGTGATACCCACACCCTATCTGCTCCTAATTCCTCTCTTATAGCTGCTAACTGTTCATCTACTACTGTATTTAGTGCGATGGCTTCGCCTAGTGGGCTTCCTTTTTTAACAGGTTCCATCTTACTCTTAGCCCAGGCAACTACTACAGGACCTAACACTGCTGTTATTAAGGCGACTGCAATGGTGGTAATCATTACTATACTATCCATGTTTTATTAGTTATTGTATTTTTCCTTATTTCTTCCGCTATAAACTTACAAGCATGTCCATCAGTTCCGGCTGTGGGAACATATCAAACTTGTCTTTACGGGTATTTGTATGTGTCCATATACCCTTTACCTTTCCATAATATGCATCTTCGTTAAATTCGAAAGCATCTGCACCTATCTTCTTAACTAAAGCTGGTAAACCTGCTCTAATATCGATTCCATCTCTTTCTCCTATGAATTTGATCCATTTACAAAGAGATGATATTTGTGCGTTAGAATATCTGTGCCATGTTTTGAATCCTTTAAATGGTTTTGCTAATGTAACTATTTCTGATTGATTTGCTATAGATCCAGCATACGTTTTTCCATCTTTAATATAACCGAAATTACAAACCTCAATTCCAACTGAATTTTTATGCATTTTATCAGAACCGTTTTTACCTAAATGATAACCCCAATTTCCTTTAGGAAATGCTTGAACCATAACACCATCATAGTCATTACTACCATCAGTTACTTTGGTTCCACCTAAAACAAATTCAGTAGCAATAGCACCACGATCATCTTTACCCCATTGATCTATTGTAGTATATGGGTTTTGCCAACCCGCAGTGTGGTGTAAAAATATCCATTCTGCTTTAATTGGTCCTTGTTTATATTCGCCGACCGGTAAGAAATGTCTATTTATAATTAGACCATTTTTAGTTGTGTACGTTTTTTCAGAAGCATCAGTAGTAGCCAAACCCATAGCATTCCAAGTGGCAGGGCCCACAATACCATCAGCAACAAGACCATTTTTGGACTGCCATGTTTTAACAGCATTTTCTGTCCCTTTGCCAAAGGTGCCATCTGCACCCACACCCAAGAACTCTTGTAATTCTTTAACTTCATTCCCTTTTGAATTAATTTTTAAAATCATGATTAATTTATTTATTTTTATTCTGGGTTATTTTTATCTAACTCAGATATCTTGTCTATTAATTGTCTGTCTTTATCACTATCTTTAAACCAGTGATCAATTACTTTACCAAACGATCCAATCAGAGCACCTAACATTAATAATAGGATCTCTTTCCATTCGCCCGATATTTCAGTATCTGTATGCATTGCATGTCCAATTCCAAATATAACACCCATAAAAGAGAATATTACAACTGATGTAATGACAATTCTACCAATAAGCATTCTTTTTACTATCTGTGAGAAATGAGAATTCTTTCCTTTTTCCATAATTTAAAACCAGTTTTTAGGATTCGCTTTACTTTTCTCTGCTTTATGTGCCACGTCATCTAATTTTGATTGTGCAGCATTTGCAGCATCTTGAGTCGCCTTTGCAACTCTCGCTGCTTCTTGTGAAGCTGATAAAGCATCAGCTACTTCTATTGCTTTCTTATTTATTTCTTCTTGTGTAGGTTTAGTATCTACACTCACTGAAAGATCTACATCAACTCCTACTATAAGTGCTACTTTACCATCAACACCGATTGTTGCAACACCGTCATCCATTGTAGCTCCGCCTCCAACTTCACCACCAACTTGTGCTCCAGCTGAAACTTCAGCACCAACTTCTGCACCGTTTCCATCTTCATCATAAGTACCATTTGAAACTCCAGCATTAACAGATGCTCCAGCCATTGCTCCCGCATGTCCTTCTGCTCCGTCTTCTCCAACTTGCCCACTTGCTCCAACATATGCATCAGCGTCTGCTCCAACATGAGCTTCAGTTGTGTTAGTTACATTACCAGATTCTACTGTATTAGATGCTCCAACTTCTGCCGATACTCCAACTTCTGCGTGAGCATCAACAGTTGCATTTTTACCATCAAATCCTGCAGATGATTCTGCTTCTGCATGTGCTTCAACTTCTGCGTGTGCTTCTTGTGTTAATGTTGCATCACCAATAGTTTCTTCGTTTTCTATATTAGCGTTTGCTTCTGCACTTACGTCAATTCCAGCACTTGCCGATGAATCGGTTACCTCAGTTCCTATATTTGCATCAGCAGATGCTCCTGTATTACTAGTTTCTCCTTGATTTTCCATAATTGACTTATTGTATTGTATTATATTATATATCTTATATCTCTAAACAAGAAAAAGGACCTTATGATCTTTTTTAGTTAATTGTAATATTTAAGATTATTCTTGATCTTTCTTGTTACTCCATATTTTATCAATAGATGTTAAACCTAATGCTCCAAATGCTAAAGCAGCAACTGCGTTAACTACTGGTGTTGATGGTGCAACTGAGATATCTGTGAAACTGTTTGCTATCATTGTAATACACAAAGAAAAACCAGCAACAAGTCCCATGATTCTTTTAGATGATGGATTTCCCTTCTCATCCCTAAGTGTTCCTTTTATCCAGTTAAGTGTTCCCATAATTATTTTTCTTATATATTCTAACATAGTGTAACTGTTCTAGGCAACGTTTATTTTGTTATACATAGAGACAGGGGTAGGTAATACCCCTGCTTATTTCTATATTTTAAAAGGTATTGTGAATTAACACTACCTAGAGGGGTGGGGGATTTTCGCTCAACATTTAAAATTCTATCTCACAAGCTCCTCCATAACAAGATTGAGCACCTAGAGTATCAATTGCAGTGTATTCGGGTTTAGTTTGAGATAATAAGGGTTCAATATCTAGGTTTCTTTGAACACGTTCAATATTTACCCATTTATGGTAAAGGTGTACATCCTTCATACAGAATATCAAATCCTCAATGTCTTTGAAGTAACGTTTAGCAAATTTCTTTGCTCTACTAATCCAGGTTTGTTTTAGTAATATCTGTTGGTTGGTACCTTCTAATTTTCTATCTTCTTGGGATATAAAATCACATGCTTGCCATAGGTTATTATTAAATAATTCTAAACCATCAACTATTAACCCCGATACAAACATGGAGGCATCTCCATACTTCTCAACTATTTTTGTTGAATCTATTACCTCTGTAAATGGAGCTTGATTATAAACTTTATCCCCCGTATGAGATAATAATGAGATACCTGCGAATACTTCTTTATTATTAAAAATAAAATCACCCACTTGTTCCCAGTTATCCACTGATATAGTATTTGAAACATTATGTCTTAACTTTGGGTGGGAACATAATTCAATATTTGTACCTACCTCCACCCAGTTCTCCTGTACTAATTTTACTATTTCTAGCTGTTTTACACCTAATAGGTCTTTTTTGTATATTGAACCTTTTTTAGTTTTAATAGGGACAAAGATAGCATAATCAGTTTTATTTGCACTCCAAACACTTTCTTCTATCATATCAGGAACTTTAGATGCTATCATTTTAGCAATATCATCTTCCTTATTCAATTGAACTATTCTAAAATAATCTTCAGAATGTTCTCCATGTATACCGGAAGCAGTTTCATACATTGTACTTTCATTTCCCGATGGCTTTACACAAGTAGTTCTAGCTGCAACATTTATTCCTATAATAAATGCTGTTTTTCTGTTAACATCTTTAACTGCTAAAGCAGCAGTTCTAAGGTAATCGGGGTTTAGTAGTACTTTAGGAGAATTCATAAACCCTGTAATGGAAACACCAATTAAGGCCTCTTTTTTATGAATTTCTTCCGATACTTCTCCCAAGTAGCGTAAATTAGTATAAGAGGCTTGCAGTGTTCCTATAAAAGAAGCACACTCAGCCTGTTCCACAAATATCTCCAATGAAGTAGAATACTTCCCAATCACACCTGATAAATTACAACTCTGCCACCCTGATATTTCCTCTTCTAGCCTTTTAAGTTTAGCTAACATACCTATCTCAACGCAGGGGTTGTAGAGAAAGTCCTCACTCTCAGAAAAGATAAAACCCGGCTCACCGAATTGCTTAGTTCTTTCCATTAAATTATCAAATTGTTCTTTAGTAATTTGACTTCTAATTAATAGAGCTGAGTTGTTACTCCTTGCTCTCTGTGGGTTTTCACTAAACCAGTTACCTACTTTAGCATTCATCATTTCCTCATCATCAAAATCAAACAAGGCTATAGTAGCACTTCTTCTAACTCCGCCACTTAGAACAGCATCAGCACAGTGCATGATAATATCATAAGGTATGATAGGTGTTATTTTAAATTGACCCCTACTTAAAGTTTTGTTTAGTAAGTTTTCTATTTTCTCAAGACTCCTCTTTAATCCGGTATGTCCCGGGGCTTTAAAACCGCCTGAGATGTAAGCACCTTCTGGTCTAATTTGAGAATAATCAAAGTTAATTATATACCTTTGGTATTCAGGGAAGGGGACTTCCCCTTCAAAATAAGAAGACATTAATACACCTACAGCATTTGCCCAACCCTCTATGTCATCCGCTATTGTAAATGTTTTAGTCCCCCTATCTCTAGAAGAAATATTAGGGAGTTGGTTGGTAAACTTTTTTAAGAATGACACTCCAACCCCACACCCGCATAGCAGTTGATACATTGCTTCTTGGAACATCCTAGGCCTATCACAGTACGTTACAGTGCAGTTGTATATCTTAGAATTATGTCTTCCTATATGATATTCATTGAATTGGAAAGCTCTTTGCGAGCCCGATATCATTTTTCTTTTATATAAGTCCTTAGTTTTTTCAAACATGTCAGCAAACCAAGGGTTTTTGAATGCTTCTTTAAATTTAGGGTTTTCCTGATGCATTCTCATAACATCTTCTACCCTCTCTTCCCAGGATTGTTTTCTTTCTAGCTTTTCATCCCATTTAGAATAGTCAGTGTAAAACTTTATGTTTGATAGTAATTTTGATCCTCTCATTAATGTTTTTTATTTTTTTTTACTTGTATATAATACCTATGTAACCTTTAAAGAAAATTAGACCTTCTACTTAGAAAACGTGGAAAGCTGTGTAAATTTTTTGGATAGTTCTTTTTTATCGAAGCTGTCCATAAGATTGAAAGTCCTAGCGTTACCATTACCGGGTGTAGGTAGGAAATCATCATAGGTTGGAATATCTTCAGTAAGTTCAACATGTCCATTAGAGGTATCCATCTTTGCTCCAAATGTCATTCCGTCCATTCCGTACCTGTTTTTCATGATATGAATTCTACCGGTTCCGTTTAACTTATCTTCTTTCTTCCTTGACAACGACATACAGAAATCAGAAACCATTATCTTATCGTAAGATCCTGCAGCCTTATCTCCTTCTATTATATCGTCCTTAGCTCCCATCCTGTTTACTTGTGAAGGTGATATTATAGGTATTTTAAGTTCTTTAGCTAATCCCTTACATGCTACATATACATCGTCTATTTCATCTTTCCTCTCTGCAAATTTATTACTTACACTACCTCTTAAGTAATCTATATAATCTATAATCACTAGGTCTGGTTTTACTTCTGAGTCGGTACATTTCTGCAGGTGTGCTCTTATAGTGGCTACTGATGCCATTTTAGGCGGGTATTCTTTTATTATGAGGTTTCCGGGGAGTGTTTCGACCATTTCCTCTATTTTTTTTCTATGTTCTCCTATATGTTCAATATCCACTCCTGTAAGGTAGCAGTCAATCCTTTTACCTACATAGTCTTCTCCAAGTTCTAGAGTGTAGTACACTACGTTATACCCCAGCCGTACTGCGTGAGCTGCCATGGCTACCATGAGCCAGCTTTTTCCTCCTCCCGGGTTTCCGAAAACTATACCTAAATCTCCTGGTCCGAAGCCTCCTTGCATGATTTTATTAATATCTGGCCAAGGGGTTGGAATAGTAGGTCTTGAATCTTCCCTATACCGGGTTTCTATATCTTTATTGTATTCATGTCCGATATTCTTATCAGTACCTGCCTTTAGTGCATTATCTATTAGGAATCTAATGCTGTCATACTCTCCTGAGTTTAGTAGATCTACTGAATCTAGAAGAGCTCCTTTTAGTTTTTGGTTTTTGCAAAAGGTGGTAAACTCCTCTTCTACGTATGCTAACTCAGCATCAGAGTGCCTGTATGCTTCTTTTAACTGTTCTCTAATGGATGTTTGTAATATTTCATTCTGTAATTTCTTAACTTCTATGGATAAGATCTCCATAGAGATTACTGTGTGATACTTATGCCAGTAGCTGAGTATTTGATTTATTACCCACTTGTGTGCCGGGTTCGGGAAGTGTTCGTCCGATAATATGTCGTTTATATTCTGTATGAATTCCTTCTTTGAGAGGAGCGCTCCAATCGCTTTTACTTGGAATACCGGACCGTAGTCTGATAAGACTTTTAATGCTGCCAAAACTATTTTTATATTCTACCTTTATTTAACTTTAATATACGAACTTATTTTAAATTACCTAGCTTAAAAAAAGTATCAGTTACCCAGCCTTCTATATCCCTAATAAAATGATCGATTCCGTCTATTTTATAAAGCTGTAGGAACTCTTTCTTATGAAACGGGTTGTTATCTTCTGCAAGGAGTGTCTCTATGTACTCTTTTTGTCTTTGATCTAGTATCGGATTTTTTAAATCCATAAGCTTATAGGAATTCCTTAACATATTCTCAGCTTGGAGTACCTGTGCGTAAACCTTATGTTGGGTAAGTTTAGCTTCGGATATTTCAAATATATCTTCCAATGTTATAGAATGGTCCACTAGTTCTGGGAATCTCTTTAACAGTGTCTTTGGACCTAATCCTCTTATTCCGTTTATTGCATCTGACCTATCTCCTAATAGTGTTTTATATATTATGAAATTATCTGAATGTATTCCGAATTCCGCTGCTACTTCTTTCTGTTTATAGAACTTCTTACCTATAGGCCTGTAGACAGTTACTTTATCGTTTACTAGTTGTAAGTAATCTTTATCTGAGGATACTATCACTACATCTGAGTTTTCTCTTTTCGGTAATTCTAGAGCCATGTATGCAATCATATCATCTGCTTCGGCTTTATCTATCATTCCGGTCTTCACCGGTAGGCATTGAAGGTAATGTATAAGACGTGTTATTTGATCTACTTTAGATTCTCCCTCCTCTTCTATATTATCATAAGTATCCCAGTTGGTTACCCTAGTTATACCTCTATTTGATTTATACTCGGGTAGGAGGTTCTTTCTGTTGGTCGATGAACCTACTCCGTCGAATATCACATAGACCCCGGTTGGTTGTATTAGTTGGATTAATGAACCTAGAGATCTTATAAAGCCTGCCATTCCTCCGATTGGAACTCCTTCCTTATTTAAAAAGTTTATTGTTGCAAAGTTCCGGAAGAATAGGTTTAGTGCATCTATAATAAGGACCCGTGAATGGAATTTCTTCTCTATTACGGGTGCGCTTTCTTGCTCCGTAATATTTGCGAGCATTGCTCTTAAGTTCTGTGACATATTTTTAAATATATTAAAAAACCCTCGCAGAAGCAAGGACCATTAAAACTTTACAGTATTTAAGGTACTCTAAATACCTTCTTCTAACTCCTCTACTATCTCGAAGTCTCCGCCTCCTAGAATTCTCTCCCAGTTCTCTTGATTATCTGCCTTATAGTCCTTAAGTGCCTTATCATCATCTAGAATGAAACCATGAGGTGTCATGATAATTTTACCCCGGGTTGTTATTCCGTTGATGTGATTCTTATCAACCTGTAGATTAGTTCTCTTAGCGAACTCTATTTGCTTACCATTTTTGATTGCTTTAATCTTTGAAGTTCCAGCATTAGATATGTTCCCGAACGTAATTATTAAGGTGGCATCATACCACATGGTTTTCCCTCCCTTATTCTCTAACTTAGGTTGTCCCATTGGCATTTCTGGTTTTGCTGTCCATACTTTGTTTACTACTACTAATGAGTTTGTGTACGGAGAGGACTCTTTCCTGGACATTACGATTCGTTGATTTACCTGGTTTCCGAATTGTGTAGACATTGCTCCTGCGTTCCATTCATTGTTATTTTTATTTGAACGTACTGACAGTTCGCAAGGTACAGATCCTACGGAATCCCATAAGAATAGAAGGTCATAAGGAAGTGCTCCTTTCTTCTGCTCATCGATTAAATCTAAGATAAAACTAGCTACATCTTCTATGGTGTTTACGGTTTCCCTATCTACATATATGAAAGATCCTTGGTAGTCTAAAACTTCCCCTGTATCCTCATCTACTAACTCTTCAACCTGTAACCCCATTTGTATGGCGTGTTCCCAGTTCCATTTCATCTCTGTAATGATAAAGACAGGTAGTATACCTCCCTGTTGTGCAGAGATTGCTGCTTCTAGTAATGCGGTGCTTTTACCGGTGTCGGAATGACCTCTCAACATAGTTATATGTCCCATCGGTATACCCGGTATAGAGGTTATTTCTTGAAACGCTGGGGATAAAGGTATCCATTTCTGGTCCTTGAATCTGACGTTCTTACTTAACATCTTACTATCTTTAAATTTCTCTAAATCAAAGCCTTTTTTAAGCTCAGCGGATACGGCTGCAGATAGTGATTTACTTTGTTTCTTCGCCATATGTTACTTAAAAGGGTAAATCGTCGGCTTTTTCGTTAAAAAGACTCTCGAACTTGTCTACCTTAGATTCTGTACCTTTACCTTGCTTCTCTAAAGAGAACTTATTCGTAGGGGATGATGGGGTATCGAATGCTACTGTGGGCGAAGGGTTATCAGACTCCTCTTCGCTTGGTGCTAGGTACTCATGTAATATTTCCTTCATCCTATCGAACTCCATCATAGTGAAAGATTCCATTGGATCAGGTTGATTCTCTAAAACACTCTTAACTATTTCATTGTTCTCTGCTAAAGGTGTCTCTGCAGTTCTTGCTCTTATTGTTGTCTTGTTGTAACCTGTACCTGTCTGAGATGAATCTAGGGTGGTTAGTGTTAAGTCTCTCCCGGTAACAATATCAGTATAGTCTCCTATGTCTTCATCTTCTACCATAGAAAGAAGCTCCATGTAAATCTCTTTTCCAAAGCCCCATAACTTAACTCCTTCGTCTTCTTTACCCCTTACGATTACTGGTGCAAATACTCTCATTTTAGGTTCTAGTTTCCTAGCAAGTCTCCAGTTGTCTTTGTCGTTAGTCTCACGTAACTGTTTAACAAATTCAACTATCGGATCTTTATCTCCTGTGTTAATTGGCGAAAACATAGGGAACTTATGTATACCGTAATGAAAGTACAATTCCGAGAATGGATTAGATTTGTTGAACTTAGAAGGTACCATTCTAATAACTTCCTTACCTACACCCGGTCTATAGAATGTGTCTTTGGTACTGCCCCCTGAAGAGCTAGCATTTTTCTGAGTTTGCAAAGCTTGTAGCTTTGACTTAATTTCACTTATGTTCATTAGTATAACTTATTTAATTTAATATAGAACTTATGTTGCCTAAAAGCAACTTTTACTACACGTTTATTATTTTGTGTATTGTTGTACGTAGGAATTTTAACTCTCCTTGAGTTGTCAGTAGAATTGTATTTCTATAATGCTTCCAATCTACTCTAAATCCTGTATCTACTACTCCTCCGTTTAGACTTTTTATAAGTTCGTTAAGAGCGTTTATCGTATACAACGAATTTGAGATTTTTTTTCTATGCACCAGTATCGTATTATCCGGAAGGGTATCTATATTAGGCTCTTCTAGGTTGTAGGTACAGGCTAGTTCCTCTGAGTCTTTTATACCTAATACGAATATCTTTCCGTAGAGTATAGAATGTCTTGAGGTAATGTCTTGAATGAAGTTTTCTAGGTCATCAAGGTGTACAAAGGTACATAGTAATTTATTCTTCAGCATTTCCTGATTTTCTAGTATTTCTTTATCATACATATCAGAAGGGCTGTAAAGAGTTGTAGTTTTTTCCAACATTCATTGTTATTTTTAAGTTTTCATCTCTAAATACTTCTACTATTTCACGTAGGGTATCTTTATCTTCTCTTGCTAGGTCTAGTAGTATTGCGTCGTAGGTATATAGTACTACTTTAGACTTCCTACCTTCTAAGAGATAAAGTATTTTTTCCAATAAACCAACATTATTTACAGTCTCATAGTTTTGTATTATGTAATTAAATAGTTTCTGAGGGCTCATATTCAGTAGGTCTTTGCTATAGAATCTATACCTACCGTCTACCCCATCTATATAACCCTGGTTTTCATACTTACTCCAAAGTTCCTCTATGTACTTGGTTGTTAACTTAAAAAATGTAAAATCTCGATACTGTTCGAAGACGTTTCCGTATAGTTGTTTAAATACTAAGTTCTTCGATTCCTCCCTATTCATTCCGTAAATTTTTCCAAAGTCTTCGTAGATGTCTCCTGTAGGTGATTCGTAATTTACCAGTTTAGAGATAAGTGTTGGGTGGTAGGCAACTAAATCTATCTCCATTAAGAGTTCGTTTCTAGGGATAAATACACTTCTACAACCGTTTTCTTTATTTAGTGCTGCGAAGTTAATACTATTAAAATTGTTAGAGGGTCTGCCTGTTGTATTATCGAGGTGATACTGGGTTAAAACATAGTTGTTATATAGGGAAATAAAGGGTCTCTCCATGTTAAAGTACTCCTCTAGTGAATCACTCACCTTTAGCCCGTTTCTTTCTATAACCCAGAATATATCTTCTACCTTTTTTCGAAAATCGTCCGGTGTAAGTGAGTCTATCACTTCTAAATATTGGTTTGCTATCTTCTCACAGTATTCGTAGTGCTTGACTATCGGT